GGAACGCTGGTTAATGAAGTGGGGCAGTGAAGATCGCCCTAACTATGCTGAAGGCAAACGCCAAGGTTGGCTAGAGTATGAGTTAAACGCAAACATTAGATCAAATGTTGCAGAGTATGCAGTTGCTAAACTTTACAAAATGCCGTGGACAGTTCCTTGGTACACAAATGAAGAGCATAAGAACCGTATAGATCACCCAGATGTTGGACAAAATATTGAGGTTCGTTGTGTTAGAACAAAGGATGCTATCCCTGTATGGAGTAAAGATGTAAATAAGAACGCCATAATTGTTGGTACTAGAATTTACGACCTAGAGTACTTTTCTTCAGTAGAGATATATGGCTGGCTACCAGTATCAGAGTGTCAAAGAGATGAGTGGTGGTCGCAAGAAAAATCAGGAACTTGTTGGAGAGTTCCAGTAGATCAGTTTAGGGACGAAATACCTTCACTTATTGAAACTGCTTAAAGTGTCCAGGGTGAATATTAGTAGGAACATACTCTTTGCCCATACGATCTTCGTAACTTCCTTTATCAGTAAAGTTAGTAGTCATTGCTAAGTGATTACCTAAGAAGTTTTCTTTTCGTTCACCTAATCCTGGCTGACGATAAACTGTTACTGGCACATGGGAGACGCCCTCTGCCATTGCAGCCTCTAATCTATGGTGACCCTCACCAACAACACCCCACTTATTAGAATGATCATATGCAACCATAATTGGATTGTTAATACCTTTGCCACTCTTAATGTCGGCTCTAATTCCAGAGATAACTTTGCTACTAGATGGCTGAGCATCAGCACCAAGACGTCTATGTTCCATCAAAGGAATTAAGCGCTCAGTCCTAACCATGCCAGTAGCACTCTCTGTCTTATCACCTTCAAGATGACCTTTGCCACCTGCTTTTCTTACCTGAACATTCTCAGGAACAGGTACATGAAATTGTTTTTTAGACAAGTTATTATTGTTGCTCATTTAGTATCCAATTGATTATTAGGTACTAATGAATGCATACCAGTTACTTTAAATCCTGTAGGAGATGCATAAATACCAAATCGTTTATCAGCACCTGGATTACGTACTACATCATTCTTTAATGGCGCCACCTTATACACAGTTCCAAATAACACTGGCTGATGTTTTTCTGCATTTAAACCTTCAGAGGCAGCGTAAGATGATGCAACTTCAGGATTTGTTGATGCCCATGCAAAATTATTATGTGGTTTTACGGTATCTCCAACTTTTAGAGAATGTTGTGAGCCATGAAAAAATTGTTGTTTAGATAAGTTATCTTGAGCAGCCATTATGCTTTCCACTTCCTTGGTGGAGTGTATGTGCGTGTGCGATCTCTCTTGTCACTTAACTTAGTAACAGCAGTTACGTGCACGGTGCTGCCCTTCTTAACAGGAACTTCATTCTCCCAATACTCATCGTAGACTTGGTTCTTCTTTAATACATCAGGACGAGTTTCACGACTCTTTTTAGCCACCTGTCCTTCAATTACAACACCAGGTCCACGCCGAATAGGATTTCTTGCAAAGCCGACGGCTCTCTCTGGATCCTCTGTCCAATGCATGCCGAGGGGTTTTTTTACATCGGTAGTAAAACTTAAACCACGATAAAGAGTATGAAACTGTTTAGGAGATAGATTATTCATCTTCTTCCCTTGGCTCAGATCTCTTAGGCTTTCTTACGTTGTAACCTAACTTTGGTCCTTGCATTAAATCTTTAATTCCTTCAACACTCGCCATCTGTGTTTTATTTAAATTGTTGTTTACCCATGCAGAAATATAATCAGCACCGCCTTCTTCATTTACATCTTTAACTTTAAACCTTTCCTGGACGGACTTTTTTCCGTAAGAAGATCTAGAGTAACCACTCTTTGAAAAAGCCTTCTTCTTCATTTCTTATCCTTGGGAGTAAAGTGATCATGAGGTTCACCAATGCCAAATTGTTCTTGATCATGTAAGTGTTTGTGAAAATCAAGGCGAGTCTTATGTGAGCCATCTTCATTAGGTGTAGACATAAATGCATTTGATTCTTCAAAAGTCATGGCATGCTTATGATACTTAAGGGAGTGCCAGTCAACTTGCCACTTATCTGTTGGATGTGGGATCCACTTCTTATTACTCATATAGACATCCATCCCGCATACTTAGCATCAGGATTATCTATATGCCATTGCTTCATTAAGTTGTTTTGTTTATCCCAGTTAGTGTCGTGAGTGTTGAGGCCGCACTTGGGGCACAAACTTACGCCCATACTCTTATAGACATGCTCACACATAGTCGTCATGGGTTCACCTGTCTCTTTGCTATTAATTCATCAAAATCTTTAATCTTCGTGCCGCCACCATATGTCCAGGCATAACCTTCATTAATTAGTTTCTGATTAAGCGACACATCTGCTCCGTCTAAAAATAACCAACCTAGGATTCTTCCATACTTCTCTGATGAGTCTGGCTTCTCCGTCTTAATGACAATGTCTTTCGCCGCCGCTATTTCTTTTTTAAGTTTCTCTTTTACTTCCAAGCCGAGGGCTTTTTCTTTCAGATCGGTTGTACGACTCTCAGGTGTGTCAATACCCGCAAGACGAACCCGCTGTGTAAATGAGACGGCAAAGCCTAAATCAATATCAACATCGATAGTATCTCCGTCAACTATCTTGTTAACCTTCTTGACACGATACTCATACATTATTTTTTAACCTTTGGTCGGTATGGCTCAAGGCGTGATTTAACTGTGCCATCCTTTCGCATGATTACTATCCAGCCATCTTTAATCTGCATCTTGTTAAATGGTTCGTTACGTGAGTATTTGGCGCTCATGCTTTTGTACTACTTACTGTATTAGATGCTTCTGATGGAGGCGTCATCTGCATTGCAACATTTACATACATCTCTTTTGGCATTACCTTAACTCCAAATTGTTGAGAAGATAAATTTTTGGCGCTCATTTGTGTTCTCCAGTAATCATAAACCCGTGAGGGGAGGAATAGAAGCGTTCACCCTCTATGTTCCCAGACTCTTCTTTAACTTCATTGCTAACTGGTGATACTTTGTAGACCTTCACTGGATTCTTCTCAGCGCCCTTTGGCATCTTAGTCTCGCCAAAGAATCTTGCCTGCCCTGGATCACTTGTAGCCCATGCACGAGCCATGCGGCCTTCACCTTCAGTGACAGCAGGAAATATAAAGCCACCACTTACATCTGCTCTGGTCCCATGGTACATGGGGCCGAATTGTTGTTTAGATAGGTTGTTGTTCATTAGAACAACTTATACTTGATTGAATCTGGCTTTTCTTTCTTTAACTTCTCAGACATATGTAGCGTCTCATTAGATGCTGCCTTGCCTACATTTAGGATTGATCCTTCTGGAGTTGTCTTGTGCATGTAGTCAAACATCTGGCGCCCAATTCCTCCGCCTTTATACTGCTCGTGTACACGCATGTAGCCGATATTAGTATCTGCGATTGGCTTTGATTTCTCACGTACCTCATTGCCTTTTTGATCTTTAGTTACAAATGTAATACCAGAATCACGGACAGGCTCACGATAAAAATCTGAGTAACCAACTAATCCTGGCTCACCCTTTGGATTCTCTCTAACTCCGCCGCCCTTTGGATCAACTGCTCTTGGCGTTGAGTCTTTTGGATCATATACAGAAAGACGACGTGCATCACCGTAGGAACGGATTGGATGCTTATATGCCGTCTCTTCAGGCATATCGTGCTCAACGTAGTGTCTTCCTGCTGAGTCTTGGAATTCTGCATATCTGGCCATGAATGTATTGTGACATTGTGGCTACTGTCTGGAGTGGCTATTGCAAAAAATTTAAAGGGCGCTGTTTTATGTTTTAGCAATGATCTACCACATAAGCCAAGAGATACCTCTTGTGCTATGTGGGATCTATATCATTAGAGTGAGTGTAGTGGCCTCTCTCGTGGGTCCTCTGCCTATGACAGTTAGAACATACGACATCGCACTTGCGGATCTCTTTAATCATCTTCTCCCAACTGCCTGTCTTGTGCAGTGCTGCTGGTGTGAACTTCTTATCACTTGGATCACGATGATCTAGATCTAAGACATAGTAAGGATATTTAACGCCGCAATCCATACATCCTCTATGTTCTTTATACTTACGGATGTAATCACGTATCTGATCCTTCTTGGTCTTATTACGTAATAACTGGGCGCCTCTATTTTTAAGGTAGTACTTCTTACCTGCCTTTTTACTCGTCGCCTTAGCCTTATCGGACTTCCTGTCCTTATATGGCATATCTAGTTATTGCTGAGAAGAATACAAAAATGCCGCAACAATCCAGAGGATTGCAATCATCACCGACAAGATCTTCATTACTAGATATACGGGATTACCAGCCTTGCGGGATACCCACAACACATACAGTGCTACGACAGTCACACACAGTAATGCTAAGAAGTCAGTTATTAAAACCATTTGATTCTCCGATCAGTTATTTACAACTTGGACAGTAATTAGGAACTCGCATATTGTCTGCGGAGATCATATAGTCCTTAGAGCACCTGGAACAGGTGACCATGACTACATCCTTAGTACGACGATCTCTTCGCAACTCTAGACCAAATAGATACATGACTACTCCTCAAACTCAGTTGGCGGTAAATTGCCCCAAGTTGGGTTTCTTGCACCACACATCACGCAGGTTACTTGACCATCCATATCTAGATCAAATTCGCACTTAGTGGCGCAGTCATTAGTACTCATGGGATAAACCCTATACCCTCTTGGCTACTGCTTTGGTCAATATTAAAGAAAAATTGTAATTTAATAGGTATCTATATCCTTTTTTTTGTCTTTTTTATAACCTGTTGTAGGTCTAAATTGAGTGGTAAAGTTTAAATTATGGCCAGCAATTAAGTTAGTATCTTCTCCAGTTGCATACCTTACCTCTAAATCTATGGCTTCTCGTTTAAAAGGTATGTAATGTGCAAGGGGGGTTCCACGAGGAATAAATATTTCTTTGTTTTTTGAGTGAATTACTAATTGAATGTTCATCTCATGATATGTGTCTGTGTTTCGAACACCTGGTATTGCACTAAAATCTTCATTAAAGTGAAAAAAAGGAGGAAGTTGATAGAGAGAGTACCCAGGCGGTGTAAATACATACCAAGGTAAACGTGACTTAAAAATAAAATAACTTTCTTTTCCAAAAAATTTATGAGGTACATTGTTTAAGTACTGTTCATTAGTATGTAATTCCCAAATAAATTGATCATTAGCGGTCCTCCATTTCCATTCTGGAATACCATCTTCATTTTTATCGGTGTAAAACAAAAAAGAGTCTACCCACATTGGAACGATAAATCCTTTATTAAAATAATCAGGAAAGGCTGGACATACTTTTACATTTCCAAAAGAAACGCCGTCTATATTAAATGTTGTAGGAACAGTGGGAGTATTCTTCCACCAATCTGGAATAAACTTCGATGCAGGTTTAGGAAGGGCATCTTTTATTTCATTTAACCCTGGAATTGTTGTTATTAATTCAACTTTTGGTTCAGTAGTCATATTTAGTAGCCTATCACATAACAAAAACGGCGACTACTGCTTTGGTTAGTACTGAGAAAAAATTATTGAATAGGGGAGGTATGCTTACTCTATGAATGGGCAATTTACAATTTCAGCCAATAAGAGGGGTGGTGGGGTGTGGCATTGGACAATTCGCACAGATTGTTGGCACGAGTATCCTGACAGGCCAGAAATCCAGCAGCCTCACATAACTCGTAGAGGAAAGGCAAGGACATCGGATGAGGCTCTAAGTAAGGCTCTCTTATCTCTACATGATTATAGAAGTGTAAAGAAGATTAAGAACAACGTGGACCACGTAGCGTGGGTCATTGACGAGGGACATTAAATTATTAAACGCCCTCTTGGGCATCCTTAACTATCTGGGTTATTTGATCAATAGTGGGGGCCGATAAATTTAGACCTTTAATACCCTTAAGTATCTCCTTGGCCATCTGCAGGCGTGTACTAGCCTTTATCTCATCAAATAGGTGTGACTGCTGTTCCATAGCCCCAGTCTACGGCTACTGCCATCCTGCTACACCTTCAACCATGTCTCCGACCTGGGGGGTCCCCTGTGCGCTGGCGTTTAATGGTGGGGGGGTCTTGGCAATTTATTAGTGTTAACAATCTCCCCTGACTATTAATCAGGTGCGATCTTGTTAACATGCGCTCAATAACTATGTGTTCCACATGGCTTGATGACTATTTGATGACGGCATAACTAACTAGCGTTCGGCTACTGACTACGGCAACAGTTTGTTAATACGGATACCACCAGCCTATTAGCCAACTCTCCGAGTTGTTATCAGATCAATACATCATTAGTGCCTTATCTCCTTGTAATAGCCAGTTGATCAAACGCATACGCATCACTACATAGCCACATGTTCCATGTAGCAATTAGTATCTCTTGGCATCACATAACTATTAACTACTGATGAACATGGAACATGTATCTATCTATCTCTTATATATATATCTCTCTCTCTATTTAGTTATTACTGGAAAAAAAATACTTCGGGCGCAATTTCCCACATAACTAATTAACTAAGCATCTCTCACAAGGCGCACACACTTAACTAACTAACTTCATGCACGCCCGTTAAAGTTAGTTCGCAACTAACTCCCCACCGCCACCGCTTCCGCCACCATGAGTTAGTTCCAGCCCCCAGTTCGCCAGTTAGCCCCCACGCTCAGGCTCTCAGGCTCAATCGGGCAAATCGGACATACCGCCACTCCTATCAGGTAATCAAGGTCAACTGGATTTTGTGCTAAAATCTGCTCAGGCACACAACGATAAAAGTTTGATCTTTTTAGAAACCTCTAGGGGCAAAAGATCAATAATTTTCAAGTGAAAAAAGCCTAGATAGAGATTGAACTCTAGTGAACTTAATAAGTCATTAAATCCTTCGGGAACTTATTAAGGTGATAGCAAATCAATCAACTATTAATTACATAGAGAATTAGGCAAACATAATCAATATGTTTTCTATTAATTAATCATGGATAGTTTTGTTAATAACAAATGCCGACAGTATCCAATCTGATCTAAGCACTAAGAAGTTAATTAATAATAAATAAAATAAACATATTGCTATATGTGTTTTCTGCTATTACTGGCAATAAATAATCTGCGAATTATCTTTACCAGTAATAGTGGTGAATACATAGTGTATTCAATACAACTTAATATAGAACTTAATTCCTTCCCCCTAACAAAAGGAATAAGTAATGAAAACAAATACATATATAGATACAAACGGAAATATCGTTGCTACTGGAACAATCTCAATTAACCAAATTGATCTCGTTCTATCTAATGGAACTCGGTTCTTTTCTACTCGTTCCGATAACTACACTCTTGATGTTTTGAAAAACTTAAACATCAACAAAATAGTCAAAGGACTAAAATAAATGGAAAACAAAAAAATGGTTATTGATGATCTGACTTATGATGAAGTTGGATTGTTATGCACCGCATTAAAAACCACAATAATAAAGATGAAGGAATTAGAAGTTCCTGAGTTCTTTATTGAAACCGCAATCTCTTTGTTTAATCAAGTTGAAGTTATCCTTGATACCAAAGTGGCTGAACAAAAAACTTTTATCGAGTTGATAAACGATCAACTTGATGATGTTGCAATCGCATCAGAGATCATTGAAAAAAACCCTGATGTGGTAATACCTGAATACAAATAAATAAGTTTGTGTTAGTGATTGATTTTGGCTTTCACTAACACAATTCAATTCCCCAGTAATACAAACTAACAACTAACAGAAACGGAAAACAAAATGACTACAACAAATAACAAATCCTTCTTTGTTCCTTCGCTGGAACAAACTGGGCATTACATTGAACG